AATCTATTTCTTCTGAACCTTACCTATGAGGTTGGGCATATTATCCTATTTACAAGATGGACAATGACTTCCGCTCATATTTCAATCATACCAGAGTTCTTGGATAAGATTGAGGTAATGAATTTGCAAGCTGATTTTGAGATAACACAAAACGAGATAATCAATAAGCGGACTGGTTCAAAGATTCTATTTAGAGGTATTAAAACAAGTCAGGGAACAGCAACCGCAAACCTAAAATCTATTTCAGGGGTCACTACATGGGTGCTAGATGAGGCTGAAGAGTTAGTAGATGAGAATGTATTTGATCGAATAGACCTTTCAATCAGAACAAAGGAAACGCCCAACAGGGTTATCCTAGTAATGAACCCATCCTTTAAATCTCATTGGATTTATCAAAGGTGGATCTCAAAATCTATTTCAGATACTACCTATATTCATACTACATACCTCCACAATAAGCGCAACCTATCACAATCATTCATAGAACAAGCTGAACGGGTCAAAGAATCGAATATAAGCCGTTACAACCATTTGTTTATTGGAGATTGGTTAGACGATGCTGAGGGTCTGCTATGGAATAGGGTTATGATTGACAGGTGCAGGATAAATCAACGGCCTGAATTAGTCAGGATAGTAGTATCAATTGATCCAGCGGTTACAGCATCTCTAGAAAGTGATGAAACAGGAATAACGGTACTTGGCAAAGATTCAGAAGGCAGGGGATATCTATTGGAAGATTTGTCTGGTAAATATTCACCGAATGAATGGTCAAAGGTCGCTACTCAGGCGGTCAAAAATTGGAATGCTGATTGTATTGTAGCTGAAAAGAATCAAGGAGGTGACATGGTAGAATCAATGATTAGACAGCATGATAAGCTAACTCGAGTGATTTTGGTTACTGCCACAAAAGGAAAGTATGTAAGAGCGGAGCCTGTTTACTCCATGTACGAGCAAAACAAGGTATTTCACGTTGGGACCTTCCCTATCCTTGAAAGGCAGATGATTAGTTTTGATCCTGAAAAGGGTAAATCTCCTGATAGGGTTGATGCTTTGGTTTGGGGATTCACTGAACTTTTAATGAAAAAAGAATTAAACTTTGCGGTATGGATAGATTAAGAATTAAGGGATATTTGATCCTGATAGTGGTTTTGTTTCTGATTGTGGCATTTGTCGCTTCAAGTCTTAACCCTTTTGCCTGGCATTGGATATGCCGTTTGATAATGGTTTTGGCATTTATCGGGATTACGGTGTTTATGGAATTAAAGTATGGGCAAAAATAAACTAAAATAAACATGATAACACAAGAACAATTTCTAAAGTCTGAGATTGAAGATATGAATCTCACACTAAAAAACAAGGCATTCGTAAACCTTGCTAAACAGGTGTCAAACTATGTTAATCAGTTCAATCCTGAATCAGTGATTGATTACGGATGTGGCACGGGTGTTTACTCGGAGGTGTTAAGACAAGATGGTTTTAATATCATGGCTCAGGATGTATGGAAAACGCATAGGGACTATTGCAAAAGCCAATATCAAGATTTGAAAGTGATAGCAAGGCCAAAGAAAGCGGACTTTATGCTGTTTATCGAAGTTGCTGAACACATGACGGATTCAGAAATTGTAGAGGCGATTGAAGCAATACAGCCTGAAACTATCCTTTTTTCTTCCACTCCTGAACATACCGAAAATGATGAGTCGTGGGGCCATATCAATATTAAAACCGATGGTGAATGGATAGGCTTTTTTGATCAACTTGGATATGAGATGTACGAATCTCCTAAAACCCCAACAATCTGGGCAATCACATTTAAAAAGAAATGAACCTAATCTATTTCATTTACTTTAACGGAAAACTAAACCACTACCATGAATTAAACCTCCACTACCTTAGAAAGTATTGGGGGCTTTTTTCTGGTCAAAGGGTGGTAAAGATATCCGTTGAAGGTGGGTATGATATTAGCCCAATTCTAGAATTATTGCCCGAAAACTGCCAATTTGAATTAGTAAAGAATGATCCTAATTTAGGTGAATCTGAACACTTTCTAAAATCTTTGCATAATGTAAGCGATGGAATGACTTTCTACGCTCACTGCAAAGGAGTGTCTAGGCCAAAAATGGAAGGGTTAGATATATGGGTCAAAAATCTTTATTCGGTTAATTTAGATCATGTTCCAGACCTAAGACATAAGCTATTTTCAGGAATTTGCGGTAAGTTGTTGCCTTGTCCGCCTTACGTTCCTGAATCATTCCACTATTCAGGCTCTTTCTATTGGTTCAATACAGCCAAGGTAAAAGAGCGGCTAAAGGCTATTGAATGCAACAAGTATCTAACCGAGCGATTCCCCGCGATAATTGCAAAGCAGGATGAATGCCTATTTGGAATCATGTCAAGCGATAAGAATCTGAATTTCTACCAAATAGGCACTTGGCAGTAAATACGAATAAATTAATCAAATTGCTTTATATTTGACTTATAAAGACTAGATTAAATATGATAGATTCACTTGTTAAGCTTTTAGGCTATCAAAATAGCCCTATAACGTACCGAAATGAAGAGGAGGTAAACAAGCTCTATCAAGCATTTTTTGGAGCCTACAACCTAAACGGTACGGTTACTTGGCTAGATAATAATGCTCAGACTTTCATAGATGAAGGGTATAAAGGCAATGCGGCTATCTATTCAGTCGTGAATAAAATCATGATGAAAGATTCTGAACCTACTTTACAAGCGTTCAAAGAGACATCTAAAGGGAAAAAGAAATTTGATAAGTCAGTAAAATACAAAGGCACTCCATTATCAATCGCTGAAGCTAGATTATACCTAAAAAAGGAATTGACCTTGATTGAGGGAACTGATTTAACGGCTTTATTGGATAAACCGAATAAGTCCCAAACTCAATACTCATTTCTGCAAGACATTTCAATGTATTGGAGGCTTACAGGAGAGTTTTTTATTTATGGGGTTAAAATCGGAATTGGAAGAGATGCAAATAAGTTTAGCGAGATCTTCGTTTTACCGTCTCATTTGGTTGAGATAGTTCAAGGCGATATGTTTCAGCCTGTAAAGGGTTATAAATTCAAGATAGGAGATCAGATGGTAGAATTAATGCCAGATGAGGTTCTGCACGTTAAGACACCCAACGCAAATTGGAATTTACAGGGTTCACAGCTTAGAGGTCAGTCCGCTTTATTAGCTGGATTGAAGTATCTCCAAAAGAATAATGAATCTATTGCATCCCTTTATAGGGCTATGCAGAATGAGGGCGCAAAAGGCTTTGTTTCCCCTGACATGAAGAACCCAGAAGAATGGTTTACACCTACTCAGTTATTAGAGCTTAAACAGCAGATTCAAAAAGGTGTCGAGGGAGCAATGAATAAGAATAAGGTTTCCACCTTTGGCGTTCCGATTAGATATACTGATATAGGGAAGACTCCTGTTGATATGGACACCTTAGCCGGAATGGATCAGGATTTTAAAATGTTCTGTAATCTGTGGGGTGTAAATCCTGCTATCTTCTCAAGCGATCAGAAATATGATAACATGGGATTCGCTTTAAAGGCTCTTGTTACGGATGTTTCCATGCCATTTTTGAAGCAATTGGAACAGGGTCTTTCAGATTGGTTACTTCCACGCTATCCCGGAGAGGCTCAGTATCTGGAATTTGATACAACCGTTTACGCTGAATTACAGCCTGATATTAAAATGATCTTGGAGACTTACGGCAAGCATCCTGCATTCACTTGGAATGAAGTTCGGGTTATGCTTGGATTTGATGAGATTGAAGGTCCTGAAGGTTCAACGTATTGGGTTCCTACTAATCTAATCCCTGCTCAGGATGCGCTTTTAGGAAATCCAGATTTTCAGGACTTTCAAGCGTAAAAAATGCCATCATTCAACCCGAATCAGATAAGGCTAGCCAATAACCGAGCAATATTGAGATATGACAGAATAGGAACAAAGCTATTCCTAAACGCTCTCAAGGCTCAAGCGGTTAACTTCGATCCTAAGTTAATGACGGATGCTTACATTGAATTTTACCAATACGTTTTCGTTGATTCTGCAAAGCGTGAATACGATCAAATACGAAAGCAGGAGTTCCAGAAAAAGGACTTTACAATAGATTCATTTTTCCTTAGCACTTGGAAGGCATGGATTCGGCAATACGTTTTAGACAATCTTGTTACTGTTATTGCAGGGGTTAATGAGAATACTTTAAAACAAATAAGGGAGATAACAGCACAAAACATTGAAAGCGGTTTAACACCTACCGAAAGCGCAAAGAGCCTCATTGATTTAATCGGCAAAAAGTCCAGAGCCTTAGCAATTGCAAAGACGGAAGGAACGACTGCTAATAACATGGGAACAAAGCGAAGTGCTGAAGATTGGGAACTTCAAACTGGAACGCCACTTTATAAAGTTTGGATTCATTCCGGATCTTATAAAGACCCAAGGATTAGCCATATCAACGCACAAAATAAACCGATTCCAAAGGCAGAACTATTTAACATTGATGGAATAGGAATGGAATTTCCTGGAGACAAGCGAGGAGGGGCCAGCCAAATAATTAATTGTTTATGTACCCATGCCTACATGAGTGAGAGACTAGCTAGAAAAAGATATGCAGATTATTTCTGATATTTTTTGAATTGATTGGTAAAAAGTGGTATATTTAGAAATATAACGTTGATTATATGAGCCGTTTTTTCTATGGGTTATATACATTGTTATATCCTGTTTTTTTGAGTATTTGTAAAATAATTTACAGAAAAGTGTATTTTTATTTGGTAGTTAATACAGAAATCTGTATATTTGAAGTATAATAATTAAAACAAAAGAAATTATGACATTTTACAACCATTGCACCGAGCAGTTATCTAATGAAGCTAAAAGAGTAATAAGCACTAAAACTTGGCACTCTACTTACAAAGAGCAACTTTTATCAAGAGTTGAGGATATGTTAGAAGTTGGTAATATGATACGCACAAATACAGGTGGCGAAACAGTACCGTTTAAAATTAGTGATGTTGATAGAATTGTAACCATTGTATCTGATAGAGATGAGTAAAGACCTAATAAAATGGAGTGAACTGAGCCGTAAATTAAGCGGTTCAGATAACTCTATACGACCAAATAAAATACCTAAGAAATACGAACGAAAAGTTAATCGGTTGCTATGGGTTCTCGATTTATGGGAGCGTTGGGTAAATAGGATATAACGGTATGGCTATGAAGCGTTGCCGTATAAAATGCTTCTAACTTTTAAATAAGAAACAAAATGAATAAAGAGAACGAAACTTTGGATAACCCACAAAACGGCAATGATTTTATAGCCGATGTTAGCGAGCGTTTATATTCTATGAAATTACTTGAGTTCGCATCAATACCTGATGGATTATCTAAAACGTATGTAAAAAGAGTTCCAGGAGGGTGGATATTTTATAACTACAATGAAACTCAGACTACTTTCGTGCCATTTAATAACGAGTTTCAAAATGCTCGCTAACGTATTGCAGCTATGCGAAGGCATGGTTTAAAAAGCACTTACCTGTGGGCTCGCACAAACTTAATTAAGTGCTATAAACTTTCAGATACACTACACCCCTGCTTTTGCATAGGTGCTGTTATAGCCAGTATTTTATAGGATTATGATACAAATCAAAGAAAAATTTATCCCAACTGAATTTGGTTGGATTTCAGCAAAAACACCACCTGTAAATCACAATAATGTGGTAGTGTTGGTTTGGTTGAAAAACGAAACATTATTTCAGGAACTAATAGGGTTTTATGAAAGCAATGAATGGAATTTGTCAAATGTTGATGATGAAGATTATGAAGTTCAAGGATGGTTTCCATTTCCTTACACACCACACAATCATTAATATTGGCTATAACACATTTATATACGACATTCCTTTTACCAAAATGCCAAAACAAATGAATCAGGACATATTTTCAAAGTGGTTAATTAATGGTTTTCCTGATTACTGTTTTGGATCAGATAAACATCTTTACCGGATGCCTTTTAAATCAGGCCGAAACTATTTCGGGTTAAGAAGATTAAAAAAGCAGAACCCAAATAGATGGAAGATTGCTAGTAAATGGTGGTCACAGAATCAATTGGAATCTAAAATATACTTAAATCCAAATCCTGAAGTAATCGTAAAAAATCAGAATATGCCATTTTAGATTAAGTTGTTTACACCCATGAAGCCTCTGAGAAATCGGAGGCTTTTTGCATTTGTCAAATTATTTATATATTTGGTAAACCGTTTAAGCAAATAAGCTATTATGCTAACTAAAGGAATTGATTCAGGATTTACCGATACAGATGCAAAACAAGGCATTGTAACAGGGTATTTCGCAATGTTCAATAACAAGGATTTAGACGGTGACATTATCGAAAGAGGGGCATTTACCAAGACGGTAACAGAACGAGGACCGTCAGGTAAGCAATTGATTAAGTACCTATTGGATCACAAGAAGGATCAGGTAGTCGCTAAAATTACTGAACTTTACGAGGATGAGAAAGGGCTAAGATATACGGCTAAAATTGGGTCTCATTCAGCAGGTCAGGATTTTCAAAAAATGATTGAATCTGAACTAATTAATCAACATTCATTTGGATTCAAAATTATCAAAGGTTTCTACGACCAAGGATTAAAAGCGAATAAGCTAAAGGAATTATTCATGCTTGAAGGTTCAGCGGTTCAGTTCTTAGGGGCAAATCCTGAAACAAATGAAATCAATTTAAAATCATTCGATCAAGTAATTGAGCAATTTGAAAAACTAGATAAGTTTATCCGTACCTCAAACGCAACGGATGAGACACTTAAATCACTTGAATTAAAATTACTATCACTTACCGAACACATTAAAGCCGGGTACACCACTTTGATTGACGTGAAAGCCGATAATACCAGAAATATTATTGACATCATAAACAAATCTAAAAATGGATTTTGACATCAAAGCGGTGGAAGTCGCTATCGAAAATGCTAACAAAGCGATCGGCTCAAAAGCTGAAAACGCTGAAGTATTAGCAAAAAAAGCATTTGATCAGGCTGAAAAATTGATCGGTGAATTGACTGAAACTAAGTCAAAATTTGATTCTAATAAAACGGAATTAGATAGCCTTAGAAAGCAATTGAATGACCTTTCTGCAGAAATGAGCAAGCCTAAGTTTGCAAAAGGTGCAGAAATGAAATCATGGGAGGAAGAAATCGCTGAGCAATACGCAAAGGAAGGCCCTGAAATGCTGAAAAATGCAGAAAACAGAACTCCGCAAAATACACCTATTGTATTTGCATTGAAGAGTTCGCCTTACAGCCAAAAAGCAGCCGTAACTATCGGTCTTGATACTACCGTTGAAGCGGTTGGTTCAGCTTCTCAATATACTATTACTGAGAATACGGGTATCATATCAGCTATTAGACAAAGAGTCTTGGCTTATTTGAACAATGTAGCAGTTGGCTCAATAGCTAAGGAATACGCTCTTTGGATGGAAGAAGTAGACGAGCAAGGAACTCCAATCTTTATTGGTGAAGGTGATGCTAAGACTGCTATCTCAGTTCGTTACGAAGAGAGAAACAAAAAAGCTAAGAAGATTGCAGTATCTGCTAAAGTGTCTATGGAATTGATGGAAGATCTACCTCAATTGATTTCCTACATCCAGACTAATATGATGAAAAGAGTCGATACGGCAACTGAAAACCAACTATTCAACGGTAACGATACCGGAGATAACTTGGCAGGTTTGGTTCCTTATGCGACTGCTTTTACAGGTGGAGATATGGCAGGAACTCTTGACCCATTGACTGTAAATGATTGGGATGTAATCCTAGGCGTTATCTCTCAAGTTAAAAAGGCTAACGGTGTTGCTAATGCCTTGTTTATAGCTAACGGAAAATTGGATGCAATGAGAGCCGCTAAAACTACTGAAGGGCAGTATATCAGACCTGAAGGCGTTTTGATTGATGCTCAAGGCCAAATAACTGCCTGGGGTATCCGTTTAATTGGAACAAATGCACTTCCTTCTAATGGATCTGTTGACTTCGTGGGTGGTGACTTGACTTCTGTAAATGTTCGATTCCGTAAGGGTATGAGCGTACAGATCGGAGAGTCAGGAGATGACTTCATTAACAACTTGAAAACCATATTGGTAGAACAAAGATTGGTTCAGTTCGTTTCTGCAAATGATACACCTGTAATTGTAAAGGGTACTTTCACCGCTGCCAAGGCATTGCTTGACACCACTACTTAAAAATATCTGTTTGTTTTCGTTTAAAGGCTGGGAATATTTCTCAGCCTTTTTTTTGTTCATATTGTTTTGATTCTTATTTATTTCTTATATTTGAGAAACAAACGGATAGAAAAATGAAAGCAAGCGAATTAAGAATTGGGAATTTAATAAGTTGGGTTTCCAGGGGAAAAATTGAAAGGGTCATGACAATAGAGCCATTTTTTATAAATAGTGTAAGCGAATCAGACTTAAAACCAATCCCACTCACCGAGGAATGGTTGGTGAGGTTCGGGTTTTTTATTAATCATTGGGAATCGGAAAGGATTGAGGAAACTGTATATCAACACCAAGGCATCACTATTTTTTATTCTGATATAGTTGACGCATGGGTATTTCCAGATATAGAAAATGTTGAAATCAAATACGTCCACCAGCTCCAGAACCTTTATTTTGCTTTAACAGGATCAGAACTAGAAATAAAATGATCTACTCATTTACTCCATTTTCAGTTGAGAAGAACTTCGGAAAGGCTATTAATCAATGTTGTTCAATAGTGCCAAATGATGAAGATTGGATTTGCATTCGTGACGGTGATGCAATGAATTTAACGCCTGATTGGGGTAATATCATTCAGGATGCAATCGACAAATACGGGTCAGATTATCAGTTATTTGGATGTTTGACTAATCGATTAAATAAAGATAACGGAGGTCATCAAATTGTTTCAAAGTCATGTTATGATGATTTTGATATGATGTATCACTATTATCTAGCAAAAAGTTTTACTGATCTTGCAAATAATACTATTTGTCCAGTTCATTCAATCGCTGGTTTCTTCATGCTGTTTCAAAAGAAAACTTGGATATTGGCAGGTGGATTTACAGAAAACAGCAAGGCATTTGATGTAAAGTTTTGCAATGATCTTAAGAAAAAAGGCGGTAAAATCGGATTGATTAATACGCTTTATATGTTCCATCTTTACCGTATTTGGGCAAAAGGTGACGCTGGTAGAGATTCTAAACATTTGAACCCATGATTATAAACGAAATAGAGAAAGCACTTAAAAAAGTTAAGTTTGATAAAAGAAGTTCATCAATTAAAAGAGACTTAAAATCACATTTATCTTATTTAAAATTTATTGGTGAGTTTAAAGAAATTGAAAAAAAAATTCAAATAGATTTATTTGTAGCTGGCAGAATGTCAGCATTTAAAGATTTAGAATATGGTCTGGAATACTTTAATAAATTATCAGATGCTTATGATTTAGCAGAAGAATATTTTGAAAAATTTAAAGAACTAAACCTATGACAGAACTATAAAAACACAAAGATATAAGATGAAAATATACGAAACCGCAAACGGGTACGAGGCTAAACGAAAAAATATCAGGGTAAAGGTTTTTGAAGGAGATAACACTATTTTTATTGATCTTACAATTTTCGATAAAGAAAATGGTCACTTTGCTAGGACTTTATCAGAAAATGGAATCAAAACTACAACTATGAGACTTACCAAAGAAACAGCTTCAATACTTTGTGAGTTTTTACGCAAACAATTAAATAGATGATAAAACTTCTAAAAGACTTAGGATCATTGAAATCGGGTGAAATTGCTAACTTTAGTAAAAGAAAAGAAAGCAACTTAGTAAAAAATGAAATTGCTATATTTGTTAAAATACCTGAACCATGTTACAAATTGAAGTAATTACAGATTTAGCTACCGAACCAGTCACATTGGTAGAAGCCAAAGCCTTTCTAGCAATTGATTTTGCTGATTTTGATACGCTAATAACAACCCTAATTAAGTCGGCTAGACTTGAATCTGAGAGAGTCACAGGCAAGGCATACGGGGCTAAATTGATTCAAGTTACAGGAAATACCTATACTGATAATACGGGCGAAGTAGTTAAGATATATCCCGTTACTCCTTTTGTTTCAACTGAAGTTTGGGCCGATGAAAGCGCAAATACAAACTACCAATATAACGCAGGTTTTACAACTTGTCCAGAAGATTTAAAAACAGCTATTTTAATGCGTGTTGCGACTGGTTTTGCTTATCGTGAGAATGGAATAGCTGAGGCAGTTAGAACGGCTGTAAATGCTTCTATTGTAACTGAAAGAAGATACGTTTCCCAACTTTGCTCATGATCCAATTCGGAAAATATGATCGGAAAATTTCATTCATTTCCTTCTTGGATGTGGATGATGGATATTCAGGCTCTTATCCCTTGCCTGTTTCAGTGCTTGACACTTTATCAAATGTTAAGCAGTTAAGGGGTTCAAATAGTCTCGAATCGGCTCAACTTGAACTACCGAAAACGTATGTTTTTAAGGTTCAATACAGATTAGGGTTTGAACCTACTCAGGAAATGCAAATACTTTACCAAGGCATTACCCATGTTATTAAAGGGGTGGAAGTTTACAAAGAGCGCAATACAAGAGAATGGATTATAACAGCCATTAGAACTGATAACGAAGTGACAGCATTGACAGTGCAAAATACATTAGATTCATCCTTAGATTTCATCCTATGACCAAAATAGCATACGCAAGCAAAGTAACGGCGCTTACCAATACTTTGCCTGAAATAAACAAGGTAACAAGTGATAATATGAATGAGGTGAAGGCCTCTGTTAATGCCTTGTATGATGATGTTGGATGGGTTAAATATACGGATAGTGTAAATACGGTATCAAATAAGCAGACCTTAACAGCTAGTCAAGAAAACATTATTACAATTGTTGACTCAAGTCCAATAATTTCAGAAAAACCTGTGGCAATTGGTGACCATGAATTATTTCTACTTAATAAGATCAGGCCATTTGCTTCCGGAGATGCTTACGTTATCAGAATTGATTTTGAATCTGAAATAAATAATGCCAACGGTCATTTTGATGCAAAGATAGATGTTGGTGGAGGGATTGGATACATCTTGAAAAGAGCGGAGATTTTCCCAAAAGGCTCAAATACAGCACAGCCTTTCAGCACTACCGACTACATTTATGTTTTAGATACTTTCATTTTAAACGGTGGAACTATTTTGATTAATCCATCCCACACCATGCTAATCTGGAACAAGGCTATTTCTATTCATAGAGTTTACGGGGCGAGATGAGCGTAAATGTTAAAGGATTAAATGAGGCTATCAAGGCTCTTAGGCAAAAAGGAGTTAAAGCTGAAAGGGCTATTGTAGGTGTTTTAGAAGATGTCGCCTCAAATATTGAACAAGATGCAAAGAATGCAGCTCCTATTGAATTGTTTCCTGGTGGAATTGATGTAAGGACATTAAAAGGTTTAATTGATAAAGTAGTGTCAAATAAAGGTTTAAATTGGGAAATTGGAGTTCAGGCAAATATGGATTTAATTGAAAATCACGTTTATGCTTATGCTGAGTTTGGAACTGGTTTAGATGCTGGTCAAATACTTAGTCAAGCTGAATATACAGACGAGATTAGATCATTAGCTAGAACTTTCAAAAAGAACGGAAAAGGAACGCTAAAAGGAAAGCCGTATTTATTCCCTGCTTATATTCGTAGAACCGCAAATCTAGTAGATGAAATGAAAAAAGAAGTTGCTGACGCTTTGAAATAACCCTATCAAATCAGATAGGGATTTTTTTTATATCTTTGGTCAATGAAAGAGATTTCCTATCGGCTCAGAGATGCCTACGCTACGCTTTTAAATCCTTTAACGGTTGAATCGGTAGTGATACCAATATTTGATGAGCGAGTGAACCCTAAATCGGTTATTCCGACTTACAAAGGCGGCAAGGCTTATATTTTGATCACAGATCAGAACGAGGTCGAAACAACTAATAATCAATGTTCTTTCAGAAAAACAGCAACAATCGCTTTTGATATTGTTACTAAATATCCTTTGAATATTGGAGGTAAAATAGCAAGTGAGTTAATTTCAAACGCAATTCAGGAGATAGTTTTAAACGGTGTAGGCATTCAATCTATTGCTATTCCAGAGTTTCAGGTTCTTACAACACGTTTAGAATTTAGCCGTTCATTTATTGAGAATGGTGACACTGAAACAGCCTACCGCAAACTACTTGTTTTTAATCACACTATTTACGAACTTTAAAGAAAAAAAATACAACCATGGCAGACTCGTTTTTACAAGGAAATAAGTTTTACCTAAAACTAACCATTGATGCGGTCGATGCCTTGGTAGTTTGTAAAACAGATTCAACAATCAATTTTACTAATACTTCTATTGAAGTTCGTAATCAATGCACAGGAGATTACCCGGTGCGTTTACCTGGAGGTCAAAAAGCTGGATCAATTGACTTTACAGGAGATTACAACCTAACTCCAACTTCTCCGAATATTTCAGCGTTTTCATTGGCTCAGGAATTAGGGAATATCCTACCTGCAATTTGGGGCGGTATTGTAGCCGGTCAAGAGATCGTAGAGGTCGACGTTCAAATCAACAACGTATCAATTACGGCAAGTGATCAGACTCAAATCACATTTAGCGCAACTTTGGATTTCGCAGGAACTCCAGTATTTAGCGTGGCAACTACTTAAAAATTTATGCCAGAATACAGAAAACTACAGATAGAAGGTATTGAAACGGAAATTTCATTTTACGGAAATGCAGGTGCTTTAGCTGAGTTTCAGGACCTTACAGGACTTGGAGCATCAGAAGTATCAAGCGCAATTGCAAGCCTTAATTATGGGGTTATTTATAGCCTAATGTTTCAGGCTTACAGAGTTTCAATGCTTAGGCAAAAAAAAGAGGTTTCACTTTCTTTGCAAGATTTAAAATTGAATGTATCAGGGTTAAAGTTTATTGAAACTGCCACTTTGGTAATATCTGACATCTTTGAAGATTGTGGCATTAAATCAGTTGAAAAAAAAACGAGACAACCGATAAAGAAATAGATTCTAAAACTATAAAGCAAAACCTTATGGTCATTGTCGGGCGGTTAAAAATCCCTTACAATGACCTTTTTGTTTGTAATTTAGATGAAAGAAACGCTTTGATCGAAGGGCATAGATTAGACATTCATGAAATGTATGAGGCAAGTAGGTTAGGTGCTTACCTTTCAATCTTACCTCATATTGACAGGAAGAAAACGAGTA